GTGAGCCTTGTGAATTTGAAATGCCAATATATGAAAATGCTTGTTTAATTTGTGGTGAAGAGGTGAAGAATGAGTGACAAACGAAAATATAGAATAACAGTTAGCTTACAGCAGACAGAGTTTGAAGTGGATGCAGTAGATGATTTAGATGCAGAAGAGCAGGTAAATCGAATTATGTTAGATGGCTATGATATTTGGCAATTTGATGATATAGAATTAGTCGATGAGGGAGATTAGACCACAAAGTATATATACCCTATTGGTTATGGTAAATTATGAGAAACACGGAACAACCCCAAATGGCCCAATATAATTGGAGGACCAGCGGGGCTGTGTCTATCATGACAAAGGAGAAAACAAATATGAACAACACAAAAAAAGAAGCAATAGATACTATCAATGAGATATTAGATTTGATTGAAGATAGCGATGATTCGCTACGTTTCAGTCCAGATTATATTTACAATATCTTGTCAAGAATTAAAAAGGAGTTGATTTAAATGGATTGTATAGGTGATGAAAAGCATTGTAAATGTATGGATTGTTCCTACAACAGAGCTGAAGAAAATTATAATCGTATGATTGATAATGAAGAATACTATGAAGATTGGGGATGGGGGTTCAATTAAATGGACGAAACAAACACGACAAGAATAAAAGAAATAGTAATAGACATAATGAAATTAACAGATAGTCTTGATTCAAAGGAAGAACTAGACCTAGCATGGAGTCAATTAACTAAAGCAGTTAGTTATCTTAGTGCTAAAGATTCAATGTTCAAATATAGGGAGGAATTAAGTAATTAGAATACATTTAGTTCATGTGTAGTTCCTTAAATCCCTCGTGTGTGTGCGTAGGATAGCGGAGGGTCTATATGGCCCAATGATGCTAATCTTATGCTATAGTAGGAGTTATCTTGCTTTTCGCGATGGATTTTGGGAAAAGAGCTAAGGGTTAAATAAGTCGTCCTTCCCTTATGTAAGAATCTGTATAGCGTTAGCTAACAGATATTATTAGGGTGGCGAATCGTTAGACCCTAAACCGCCAACAGGAGTGAATATATATACCTTACGGTCAGCCGTATTTCATTGAGGGTGGAGCTGGTCATAGGATAGGGTATATATACTTTATGGTTTAATAATTAGGACACATAAGTTATATAAACTATACGCTATTCTGAGATTATGACAAAAATCACGTATAGAGATTTTAGCCAGAAAAAAGTCAATAGTGGCAAATTTGCAAATCTTAAGAGAAACTCTTATAGATTTCGTAAGGCAAGAAGGGACAAAACAAGAAAGTTCGTTCAAATAGACTATCCACGTCTATTAAGAGAGTGTGAGATACTCACAGAATCCCGAACTTATCATTATTGTTTTATTATGCAAGAATGGACTAAAAACCCTCTAGGGGGTGTGAAAAAATGAATGGATTTGGGCATTTAAAATATTACTATAAATTAGAGGAGGAATACCCAGAAGTTATAATGGCAGAGATTCATCACTTTCTAGGTGAGCTATCTAAATCCCTTAAAATACATTGTGGTATTGACCTATTAAAGGACGATAGAGGCACTTTAGCTGATGAAGCAGTATGTAAGTGGGTTTACCTCTCAATTAAAGAAAATGGCAGTATATACAATGAGGTAGAAAAATGAAACCTACATACGGACAAATAGAAGTGAGAGAACCTAAACTAAATAGGATGCTTGAAGACTTCGATAAGGACATGATAAAGACTAATGGAATCTATTATAAGTTAAACAGGGTTTCTAAAACTGGTTTAACTAGATGGTATAGTTTCTATACGGCATCTAATATAGGTGGTCAGTTATACATTAATGATATAACTTATAGAGTTTGTGATTTATTAAGCTCTTATGGTTATGGAGTTAAAGAAGACGATTGGTCTTGTCGCGTTAGTGGTTGTGGTTTTGATGGTGGAGCTTCGGTAATAATGGACCTATCAACACTACTTTATCAGGACGCTTATGACATACCCATAAGAAGACTATAAGCCAAACAATAAGGCCCCCCAACCCATGTGGAAGGGGGGTCAACCTTTGTGGTTAGGTAGGTAATCTATAATTTTTTTATAATTTTGAACGGTAAGTATATATAGTCCTTTACATAATGTATATACATGGTATGGTCAAAGACTAGAGAGCGTCCTAAGCGATATTTGATATCGGCAGGTCGAGATAAGTTAAGAGAAAAGGTCATGGAGGACATGTGGCGTATAGTTACGTTAGAGGGTTCTTCAATGGCGGATGAGATATGGGATGCATTGTTTATGCATGTAGAGCGTCACAAGGGTATGTTGGAATTAGATGTACAGGATGATGGTGGTGATGGTAGGATACACATGCGGGATGATGATTTTGAGGATACGGTAATCAATGAGTCTCATGCAGCTAGTGAGGAGGTAGTAGGAGAGATATTAGATGCGGAGCGTAGAGTCGAGCGAAGAATGGTCACGAGCGATATGTTTAGAAATAAGGGAGTATAATGAGCGAAGGAAAAGTAGGGAGACCGAATACGTATAGTTTGGCAGATAAGCAGGAGGCGTTTGGCATGTATTTGAATGGCATGACGTTTAAGGCTATAGCGGAGGAGTTGAATGACCGTTATGATTGGAATTTGAGTATGCGCACTATACAGAAGTGGGCCGCTAAGATGGGTTGGAAGGAAGAGTTGAAGAGTGTGGAGCATGAGTTGGCAGAGGAGGTAAAAAAGACAGTAGTGCAGGACATGGGAGCTAGGATGGCTGAGGTTGAGGAAGTGAGACAGGAATTTTTGGGCCGCCTACGGCAAGGTAATGCAGAGATTAGAGGGCATGAGTTTGCTAAGATGACAGAGATGTTGAACAGTATGGGCGACATACAGAAGGAGAAGGACGAGTTGGTGAGCCACATAAATGAGTGTATACAGAATGCATTGGAGCAGACGGATATAAGTCGTGCGAAGAAGCAGCATTTTTTGCGGACATATATTGCGTTATTGAGGGGTGATTTAGATGGCGAAGCGTAATGGTTTGAGTAGTGGTCATGTTGCAGGAAAACGTAAACACACGTTTACGAAGGCAGATTTGGAGCGAGAGATTCGGTATATGGATATACGTGCGTATTGTTTGAAGAAGATGCAGAATACTCAGGAGTTTAGAGAAAAGAATTGGACAATGACGGATTATAATACTCGGATATATATGCAGGGAATTTTTGATGCGTGTGAGGATGTATTAGGTTGGTGTGAGGGTAGGATAGACCAATGAGTGAGGCGACTAGTCATGATGTGTGGACAGTAGTTTTGCATGAGTTAATAATGCATGTTCAGAAGTTTTTGGATGACAATCCTATGGAGTATAAGGGAAAGGAAAAAAAGGCTTATGCGGTTGCATTGGGTATGGTTACGTTATTATGTAAGCAGATGATAGAGGATATAATGGAGGAGAAAAATGACTAATGGAATATGGCGTTGCAAGGCGTGTGGCATGATATTATCTACTAAAGAGATAGAAGACAATGGGGGCTTTTGTAAGGATTGTATCCATGAGTAATTTATTGGCATTATTTTTGATAGTTGTGTTTTTCATAGCCGGTTTTTGGTTAGGTGTACATGCGTATCGTGACCAGTTAAGGAAGAGTTTATGAGAAAAAAGCATGCACCTAGTGAGGTTGCTCACATGAGTTTATGTGGTCATGAGGCAACGCCCGGAGAGTATCAAAAGATGAAAGAAAGAAAGTTAAAGTATGTAAATTGCAAGCGTTGTTTGGGGTTATTGAAATGAAATGGCGTTTTGATTGTTTTTTATGTGGAAATCGTTGGGAAGAAGAGCATCGTCATTTGGAGAAGCATCATTTTATTTTTAGTGAAAAGAAGGAAGGTCGTCCTATGGTAGATTGTTATGAGTGCAAGCACCATGAGATATATACACCTATAATGGGGGATTTGGTGGGTAACCGTGGATAGGGTAGTTCACAAGTACATGGGCCAGTCTTTTTGGACTTTATGTGGCCGTTATGTGGATAAGACGAATGGATTGTTGTTTGTAACTGCTACATATGATGATGATGAGGTAACTTGTAAGGCTTGTAGGCGGCAGATAGATGAATAAACAAATACAGAGAAACAATATAAGTAGATTATTAAGAACGAGCAACAGGAATCGCAATGTATTGCGTTGGGGTTCAGGTGAGACGGACGCACATATTACGATGAAGTTTAATATTTGTAAAAAGTTAAAGGAGTGGGGACACGAATTTTATACTGAGGCGATATTTGAGCCTAGTGGTTTACGTGCGGATGTTATAGATGCAGACACGGGAGTAGTGTATGAGGTACACAATACGGAGCCTAGGGACAGTTTAGTGCGTAAAGCGGCAAATTATCCGTTAGAGGTCAGGTTTGTGGATGCGAATGATAAATTTGAGGAGGAGTTGTTATTATGAACAACAATTTTGAGAAAGATTTGGCTGATGGTCACAAGGGTGAGCAGGCAGTTAGGCATTTTGGTGAGACAGTTCTTGGTTTGCGGTTTATTAAGTATAATGATGACAGTGCTTTTGACATTTTGTTTGAAGATGACGAGTGTCATGTGCTAACTTACGAAGTAAAGACAGATTATTTTGAAAAAAACTGGGATGAGAATGGTACGGGCAACATGGCGATAGAGTATAAGTGTCGTGGTAAGCCGAGTGGAATAAGAAAGACTAAGGCGATGTATTTTGCATATTATATTCCTAACATTCGAGACAAGCAGCTTTGGGTAATAAGTGTAGAGGACTTGAAGAATTTGTTAAAGGACTGTGTTTACAGGCGAGTAAGTGGTGGTGAGACCTATTATGACAGTGATGAGAAGGTAACAAGGTGTTTTTTGATAGACCGATACAGGTATAGGAAGCATTTTGATGTTTATAGTTGGGATGGCAGGGGTTGGTTACCATCATTAGAATAATTAAAGACGGCAAAGTATTGGAAGAGTCTGACAGTTTACAAGAAGTTCATGAAAAGTTGATAATTTTAGATGCAGAAACTAAATATATAGAAATAGCTGTAGCAAAACACAAATGAATAGCAAACACATTACGCAGGCAATAGCTGGGGCATTGGAGATAATGAATGAGCAGCCACTTAGTTTGAATGAGTTTATAGATGAGGTAATGCGAGACTATATGGACCATGAGCCGGGGACTTATGTTCCGTTGGGTGAGATGCATAGTCAGTGGGAGGAGAACTTTCAGAAGGGAGAGTTTGCTTCTATTATTTGTGCAAGGGGTCACTTGAAAACAACGTGGGGTCTTTGTGTGTTAGCTTACATGATGCACAAGCAGCCAAATTTCAGGGCATTGTATATTTCGGCTACATTGGAGCAGGCTTGGGATAAATTGGAGCAATTTGAGGAATTATGTAAGAGGTCTTGGCGTCTTAGTGCGTTTTTACAAAAGGCAGAAGATAGGAAGGTGACAATACGAAAAAGCGCTAAAAGATTTAACAATGGAAGTAGGGTTGCTGCTGCAAGTATTGGAAAAGCTCTTGAGGGTCCTCACGTACACATGATTATCTTGGACGATGTATTGCAAGAGTTTCCAAATTTGACTGATGAGAAGGTTATTCATTACGTTCAGAGAGTTGTAATGCCGATGAGGTTGCCAGAGTCTAAGATGTTATTGGTAGGAACACAAAAGCGTGTTGGAGATATTACGGATTGGGTGTCTGAGAGTTCGGAGTGGAATGTAGTAAGGCATCCTGCTTTGTTAGAAGATGGAACGCCTAGGTGGCCTGAGTATTGGAATCAGGAAAGGCTAGATACAGAGAAGGAGACAATGGGAAGTCGGGCTTTCGAGTCTGAGTATATGTTAAATCCGTTGGACCCAGAGAGTGCAGTTATACCGTATGAGGTACTTCAGCGATGTTTGGATGAAAATTTAGATATGGGGTTGCCAGAGTACAATGACGATATAAGCGTCGTTATGGGTGTTGACTTGGCTGTGGGTATGAACAGTCAGAATGATGAGACAAGCTACGTTCTTGTGGCTTATAATAAGCGTACGGAGTATCGTAGGGTCTTGTATAGTTGGACAGGCAAGGTAATGGCTAAAGGAAGTGGTTGGTTGGAAACTCAAGTGTTAAAAATCAGAGAACTTGCGAAACGTTTTAATCCAGATACTATAATGATAGAATCGAATGGGTATCAGAGGTTGGTTGTACATAGTGCGAGTGATTTGGCAGGCCTTCCGGTCGAAGGACACAACACGGGCCGAGAAAAGCACTCTCATGACGTTGGTATACCGGGGTTGGCCTTGGAGTTTGAAAAAGAGAGATACCAGATTCCGTGGCAAGAAGAAATAAGGGAGGCAAGTCGTCCCGGTCCTAGAAAGTTAACAGATGGGTTGGCTAGGTTAGTTTATGGTAAAAACGGAAGGCTTGAGGGTCACACGCCAGATGCTGTGATGGCGTTATGGATGTGTGAATTAGCTATTAAGAATTTAAATAAAAAGGGTTTAAGTTTTGCAAGTTGGGATTATGTATAGTAAAGTTTATATACATTAAGTATATACGAGACATCCAACCAGACTATGAAAAAGCGAACGAGGTTGGAAATTTACGGAATAAGTAATGAGACAAAAGACAGTCTTAAAGAGATTGCTAAGGCTGAGAATGTACCAACGGGCGTCTTAGTGGAGCCAGTTCTTAGGCGGTATGTTCGGGAGTATCATGGCCGATAGAAGAACAAGGTATAAAATTCCACGTGGCGTTAAGAAGGAAGCGTTAGATGGGCGAGAGTTGCGTACAGTTCACGGTTATGGTGGTGGTAAGGTTACTAAGGCTATTAATTACAAGTTAAGGATGCAGAAGGATGTAGGTTATGATACTGCGGTAAAGATAGACACGTATTTTAGGCGTCATGAGAAGGTAGACCCACCAGCAAAGAATTTTGGAAACAGGCTTAATCCAAGTAAGGGATATATTATGTGGAAGTTAATGGGTGGTAATGCAGGACATCGTTGGAGTAAGTCCTTAAAGAAGCGATTAGATTTGTTACAAAAAACAGAAAGGCTTAATAACATAAAGAAAACATTGGAGGACATACATGGCATGGTACAGTAATATATTTAGACGAAAACCAGTTAGGAAGGCTTCGCCTTTAGAGCGCATGGTTTCAGAGGATGCACAGGCAATAGAAAAAGAAGCAAGGACTCCAGTATATTCTGCAATGGGTAATAGTGCATCGTTTCAGCAATCTATATTGCCACCAGTAGACCAATTTTATTTAGAACAATTAGCTGACAGGTATTCTCATCTTCGCACGGTAATCACACGAATAGCTTCTCAGTCAGTCGCTAAGGGGTGGGAATACCACGCTGTTGGTGATACAGGGGATAAGGAAGAAAGAAAAATATTAGAGACATTACTTAGAGACCCGACAAGTGGAGATGCAGACATTTCAGGTATGGAGTTGTTTAAGGCAATGATACGTCAGTTAGAAGTATTTGATGATGTATGGGTCAGTATTGTATATGATAGGATAGAAGGTAGTGAAGATAAGATAGTTAAGCAGCTTTGGGTTGAGGATGCAAAGCACATGAGGTTTCATGTAGATGAGTATGGTAAATTTAAGAATGATATTTATTTTGATACAATAACTAGAAAATTTGTTGAGGATGAGGACTCTCCGACAGAGGGAGGCTTTCCTGCTGCTAAGATGGCATATTATTATGACCAAGGCACAGAGAAAGATAACATTCCTTTTGCACGAGATGAGGTAATTCATTTCAATAAATACAGTGCGAGTGCCAGATTGTATGGTCAGTCGCCAATTATAGGTCTTTCTAAGAAAATCGAAACTGCTCTAGCTATTGAAAACTTCCAAAATAAGATTTATAAATTAGAGAGACCACCTAAAGGTTTCTTGGATATTCCCGGCCATGATGAAGAATCATTGAATAGGCTTGGAGAATATATTGCAGAGGAGACAAGACGTAATCCGAACTTTGTTCCAATTATAAGTAGTAGGGGAGAAGGTACAGGAACGGGACAGGCTAAGTTTGTGCCTGTTATGCCTAACATGGATGAGTTGATGGCACTGCCATATATGGAGCGCATTAACAACGACATAAACGCATCTTATGGCGTAATGCCTATTATAACAGGAAGTACGGCAGGTGTTGGTGGATTAAATGCAGAAGGAGAACAAATTAATATATTTGATAGAACTATTTTAGAAACTCAGAATTGTATAGAGATGGGTTTCTTTAAACCGTTGTTAAATATTATGGGAATCAAAACTTGGAAGATAAAGTTTGCAGACATTAATGTAAAGAATGAGCAGCAGCATTTGGCAAATATGTTACAGAAGGCAAATATTATTACAGTATTAAACAAGTTAGGAATAGAAGCTACGTTGGACAAGGATGGGAATTTAGTTTTACCAGATGAGCCAAAGGTAGTAATGCCAGATGCAAAGCCAGAAGTGGGAGCGTTGAAACCGTGAGTAAGTGTAAGAAGTGTTTAGCAAGTGGAATGAGAGTTCATGTATTAAGTTCAGGTTTTTGTCAAGAGTGTCAAAGTGAATTGGAATGGAAGAATGGAGACAGGGAACATGCTAGGCAAATGGCTGTTAAATCACGTGTAGCTTATTACAAGAAGGCTGAGAAGTTTATTGATAAGAAGTGGAAAGAAAAGTATGGTAATTCTTCAGTAGAGGAAGTGCTTGAGTATCGTTAATGGGCATTGAAATAGATGACGAACAGTTTGTAAGGATTATTAATTTATTTAAAAGTCAAACTACTTGGGAAAAGATAATTGTAGAAGCAGCAGAGCAGACAAGAGAAGAATTAGAAGATAAGACAATAGATGCATTATATGATTCTACATTAGCAACAGGAAACAAAGTACAAGCTGCGTCGGGAGGTCTTGAAGCAAGTATTGAAACTGAGGTTGAAGTAAAAGACCAGACAGTTAGGTTACGTGTAAAATCTAATCATCCTGCCGCAGGGATTCTTGAGTATGGAGGGCCTTCATCATTTCCACCTTGGGGTAAGAATAGTGCAATAGCAGAGTATGCAAGGATTATTGGAGAGAAACCATTTATGATAGCAAAAGGAGTTTATGATAATCAACCATTTACAACACCTACAAGATTTATGACAAAGGGTTGTGAAAGTGCATTTGAAGATTTAGAAAAAAACGTATATGCAGTAGTTCAAAAAGAACTTTCCGGAAAGAAGTCTTAGTTTATAAATATACTTTCAATGTTGTATTGTGGCAGACGCTAAAGACACTAATTGGAAAGTTTACCGACCTGAGTGGTACAACGACAGAATTTTAGAGACATTTATTAGTTCGCCTATTATCGATAAACAGAATGACAAAATAGATACTGACACTATGAAAGAATCAATGGATTTTTTTATGAAATATGGTGTTTATTCATACAAGCATGAGGAGATGCCAGTGGGTCTACCTCTTGCATATAAGATTAAAAATGGCAAATTAAAAATCCGAGTAGGGATACACAACAGACTTCCTATGCATGATAGAGTGTGGGAAGAGATGAAGATTTACGGTGACAAGGGTGGCTCCTCTATTAGAGGGGAAGCCGAAAAACAAGAGAAGGTCTGCGAAGGAGACGTCTGCCACAACAACATCTCCGAGTTGTCTCTTTGGTCCGTATCATGGGTTGGCAACAGGCCAGCTAACCCAGAAGCTACTGTTACACAGGTAGCAGCAGCAAAAGCTAATGAACCAGTTAAGGTGACAAAGCAAGTAACGCTAGATGAAATAGAAGGCATGGTAGAAAAGATAATAGAACGTAAGAATGGTGAATATTGTCTTTATGCTAAGAAGAATAGAAAGTTACTTGGATGTCATAAGACTAGGGCAGGTGCAGTTAATCAAGAGAGGGCAATCCAAGCCAGAAGGTTTAGTAAGATGAGTGCAGCTTTAGATGAGATGTTAAAACCGATACGTGCAAAGAAATGGACAAAGATAGACAAGCAATTAGATTCTATATTAGAGAAAGCACCTAAGAGGCGTAGGTCTAAGAATCCGCCTAAGACATATATGGATGCTTGTCGATTTAATGCACGTAAGTTAAGAAACTATAGGGGTGGAACTCAGGTGTTTAATGAGCGTGCGTTTTGTGCGGAGCTTTGGAGAAATCCCGGAAAGTATTCAGGTAGAGGTCCAAAGAACACTCCTTCAAGAGTTAGAAATCGTTCAGGGTATGAATTAAGAAATAAGATGGGCAGGCCGGGTTGGAATCCATCAGAACAATTAACACGTCAAACTGCTGAACAATTATTTGGTAAGAAGTAGTTTCCGGAAAGTTTAGATTACTTATATACCCTTTTCCAAGTGTATATACATGACAGATTGCGCATGTGGTGGCACTCACGAAAAAGCTGTCGACGAGGAAATCGTTGAATCAGAGGACGTAGAATTAGCTGCCGGACTTGATGAGCCAGTTGAAGTTGGCAAGGAAGAGGCACTAATGAAAGACATGGAAGCCACGCTTGCTAAACTTAAAGAAGTTCTTGCTTACCTTGAAGGTGAAATGGAAGAAAAAGCCGAAGAAGAGGAAGAAGAGGAAGAGGAAGAACCAGAAGAAGAAGCCGAAGAAGAAGAAGAAAAAATGGTAGAAGAGGAAGAAGAAAAATCTGAAACTATTGATGACCTTCACAAGGCAGTTACAACATTAAAGAAACACGGCATAAGTGTGTATACAGGTAAGAAAGCAACACCTGCACCAGCCAAAAATGACGGTCCTAAAGTAGAAACAATAGATTTCAACAATGTAGAAAAATCATTTGAAGAACTTGAAGCACTTTATGACGGAGGAATGTAAACATGGGAATGACAATGGAAGAATATGTAAACGCATACTACGGCGGCGAACTCGGTATCTCTAAGAGATATGGAATTAGCAAAGCTGACGACTTGACTTATACAAGCGACCCATCCGCAGCGTTCAATACGACGTTTGGTGCAAAAGTGTTTGGTCAATTAAATTCAAAATCAGAAGTATTTAAGCTCTTGAAGAAAGAGCCATGGACACAATCTGGATGGAGAGTAATGACTGGACGTCACGAAACAACTGCTGGCGTTGCAGAAAATGCCTCTGAAGCTGGTGGGGCATTACCAGACACAGACAAACCAGATATTGTAAATGTTACAGCAACTTTGAAACAAATTGTAACTCCATGGGAAATTACAACCAAAGCAGCAATGCTTTCTGAAGCTGATGATGGTCTAGGTAACTTGGCTGCATTTATGAGAAAAGAAAACTCAGAAGCACACGTTTACTACATTGACCAAATGCTTTGTGCAGATACAGATACTGTAGCAGGAAACAACTTTGAATCTTTAGACCGTGTAACTATGTCTGATGCAGCAGCACACGCACTATGTAATGACAGGGCAGACGCTGACATTTACGACTTGGATAAATCAGCTCTAACTGCATGGGCAGATGCACACACAGGTCACAACAGCGATACACCAACAGCATTAACACTAACAATGTTGGACAATGCAATTCAATCTGCATTAGAAAATGGTGTAAACTACAACAGTTTGATTCTATTAACTGGATATGATACATACCAAGATTTGAAAGCATTAATGAGAGCTACATCCAATGCAGCTTTCAGATATGATTTGAAACAAGGTGGTGCAGGTAGCTTAAACGGAGTTACTGGTGAAGCAGGACTTGCTTTTGATTCACGTGTAGGTTCATACGATGGAATACCAATATTCCTATCACAGCACGTAGCATCCGAAACAGATGCAACTGCAAGAATCTTACTATTAGATATGGATAACTTAGCAATGAGAATTGCAGCTCCAACAACTTATGTAGACAGCACAAATGTAGCAGTCACACAAAAGATGTCTCACGAGTTTGCATTGATTACTGCTGGTGAATTAATCTGTTACAAGTTTAACACCCAAGGAAGTATTAGAGATTTGGACCAATAGATTGGTAGTGAGGCTTATTAAATGGTCAAAATTACCAATATTGGGAATAAGTATCGCATCCTTCGCACTAGGGGCGGCAACGTCCTCCGTTGGAACCCAGGAGATACTGTCGAAGTTGAGGACGAAAACCTCCTTCGGCAGGTTGAATCCTCTAAATACTTTAAAGTTGAAGACGGATTACATGCAAAGGAAGTTGGTGCAGGGCTTAAGACTGGGGTCAGAAAGCCTAAATCTAGCAGCAAAGCTCCTAGAGTCAAACCCAAAAAAGAAGTAAAGTCTAAAGCTAAACCTAAGAAAGGACTTAAGTCCAAGAAAGGGAAGGCTGATTAATGGCAAATACCGTAACGGAAACAATACACAGCCCATCTGTAAAGACATTACTTATAGAAAATACAGAAACGGCCTTTAGTGGAACTACTGTGATGATATCAACAGAAGATATTGCACTTTATGATAGGGCTACAATCCAGATTAGAAATGAAGGAGAAGGAGCAACCATAACTGCAAAGGTATGGGGAAGTCTTTTTGATTCAGCAGATGCAACTCCAGCAACTAACTCTAAATGGGTTCAAGTTGGAGATGACATTAGTATTGCAAATAATACTGGAGCTTTGAAAGCTATATCAACAACAGGCTTAAGATACATTGCAATTACAATGACTATCGCATCAGGAACACCAACGTTTAATGCAGGCAATTGTAAGATATTCTTACAGGGGACCATTTAGTGAATGGCTTCTCCTATATACTCTGAAATTGTCTTCGTAAGTGAGGTGGCCTAATGGCTACAATATACTGGTCAGGTGCCATCGATACAGATATTGATGATTATCGAAACTATGTTACAGGTGAAAATGCAGACCCTTCGTCAGCAACAATAGCTGACAACAGCGGAGATTTTAGTGGCGATAATGTTATATTTCAAAGTTTGGCAGTAAGCAATGTAAGTAATAATCCTACAGTTAATGCTAATGAAACATTTAATTCAATAAGGATAGATTCAGGTAGTACGCTTACAGGTAATGCAAGTTTTTCAATAACTGTAGATGGTGAAGCAGATGGTGCTGGAACTACCACATCAGGTTATGCAGTAGACATAGCTGGAGCATTAGGTTCTAATGTTAATTTAATAATAACAACGGCAGCTCATACATTTTTAGATATAGTGCCTTCTTCGGGAACAGTTACAAACTTAACGATTAATCACGCAAGTTGTGTAGCTAAATGGACAGGTAATTCTACTTTAACTGGCAATTTAACAATTAATCAAGGAGGTATAGAGGCTGATGATGGTGACGAGACTTTTACTGTAAATGGAGATGTAACAGTAGGAGATGGGACAGGTTCAGCAAATACAGCAGTTCTAGGAAACGCAGCAGATACGGCAGCTATGACATTTGGAAGTCTTACAATAGCAAGTGATGGTAAATATATTGCAACAAGCGGAACTACTACTATTACTAGTGAAAATGGAACTAAATGTTTTGATAATCAAGATGGAGGAACGTTTACACATAATAATGGAACTTTAAAATTTGCATCTTCTATTGGCGATACTACTTTTGATAATGCAGGAGCTGATGATTTTTATAATCTTACTTGTGAAACAAATGGAGACTGTGCATATTTGAATGCCATAACAGTCCTTAATAATCTTACTATTAATAATTCTAATGCTAATTTTAAAGCTAACACCGATGCAAGTGGAGCTATTACAGTTCACGGCATTACTAAATTAGTTGACGGCATAGCATTTAGCACATCAGATGATAATGCAAATGCAGACCATTATGGTTTTATAGTAATAGAAGGTGGCACATTTAGAATTTCAGACACAAGCAGTGCAACAAAAACTTGTAATGGTATTAGAAATATAGGAGGAACGTTAAGTGGGTGATTTAAAAATAATAGGCACTGGCGGAATAATAGAAGGAAATCTTGGAGCAGCAGCCGTTAATGTAAATCTTGACAGTGCTTTATTGTTTGATGGCACTAATGATTCTGTTGATTGTAATGATGTAAGCACATTAGATGGTGCAACAGACATTACTCTTACTTGTTGGATAAAACCTGTGGCATTGTCTGGAACAGATTATTTTTTATCGAAAGAAGTAGATGGTGATAATAAAATTGGTATTGCTTGGGATTCAGATTTATTATATTTTCAAGTCGCTGATGATGCCAATGCTTATGGGACTTGTGCATTTGATGATGCTACATACAATGGAGTATGGACACATTTAGCTTTAGTTTTTGATGGTGGAGCAACTGGTAATGCAAATAGATTAAAAGCATATATTAATGGTGTAGAACAAACCTTGTCTTTTACAGGAACTATTCCTGCTCAAACAGACAGTAATTCGGCTGATTTTTTAATGGCAAAATTTAGTAGTAATTACTATAATGGATATATTGCAGATGTAAAAATATACAATACAAATTTAGGGCAAACGGACATTCAAACCTTAGCGTCTAAAATTAACTATCCCGATATATTGTCAACTGGTGCAAGACACTGGTGGAAAATAAATGAAGGCACTGGAACTGATATTGAAGATTACGGTGCAGCTACAGATTTTGATGGAACCGTATCTGGGGCAACTTGGAAATTCGACCAATATAGTGTAAATGTTCAGGACAACAGCACAACGACAGATGGGACGTTTACAGTAACACAAGGAAAGGTAGAGTGTTTGGCTTTGACTTCTTTAGATTTTGTAAATACTAATAACGATTATCTTTCAATAGGTGATACTAATAATGCAAGTTTTGGTGATGCTTCAGTTCAAACAAAGTTCAGCATATCTGCTTGGATTAATATGGATGAAGCTACTAATTTTCCTATTATATCTAAAGGAATTTACAATACAAATGCAGAATACAAATTGCACGTAGATGGTGCTGATTTATTAGAATTTTTAGTATATGATGAGGATGTTAATAATTGTTTTCAAGGAGTTAAATATACAACAGCTTTAGCTCAAAACAAATGGATTCACGTTGTTGCTACTTCGGGAGCTACTACTGAAAGTGGAACTGCTGTAAGAGGCACTATGAAATTATATGTTGATGGAGTTCAAGTAAACAACGACACTTCAGGAAGTGGTGCAGCAAGTTATGATGCTATGGTTAATGGTTCTGCCGCAGTTCATATAGGGCGCTACGATTCAACTTATGCTAATGGTAGTATTAGAGATGTAAGAATATACGAACAGGAGTTAAGTGCAGACCAAGTAGCTTCTCTTTATTCGGGAAGTTATAATGTAAATCCTTTATTGGGTTACAAGTTAGACGAAGGAACTGGTAACGCCAGTGGCTTTGGAACGGCTAATGCAGGTGGAGCTTCTGATGCAACAGTAAATGGTGCAGATTGGGTAAACGGCACTCTTGACCTTGACGGAACACTTACGATAGCAGCAGAGGGAACTTTGTCAGCACCAAGAGGTAATTTAGATTTATCAGACGATTTAAGCGTTACTGGAACTTTTACTCATAACAATGGTAAAGTAAGGGCTATGGACACTCAAACTATTCAAATTCAAGCAGGAAATGCTACACCACTTACATTTTATAATTTAGAAGCTAATACGGGTTGGAACTCATTAAGAGGCACTGGCGGTATAACTGTTTTAAATCTATTAAGTGCCACTACAAGATACAATGTTATTAGACCTTTAGATGGCAACGTTTCTCTTACTTTAGGAACAGACTCAGATGCAGGAGGACTTACAGGTAATGCTATACAGTTTACAAGTAACGGCACTAATTACGCAGAAATAAAAGCTGCAAGTTCTTTAAAACCTTGGACTGCTGAAACTGCACCAGATTTTGATTCTGGAGGTTCAGGCAGTAAAGTAAGAATTGCAGATTGTGATATGGACCCAGACATAACAACAGGCGGTGGCGGTGTGACAATAACACTTACAGGAGATTGTGAGTTTGATGCATTTGTAGTAAGCGGTAATGATACTTTAGATTTGAATGGACAGAGGGCTACCTTTGGTGGAGGATTATTTAATAACACAGGCACTTTAACAGACGGTGGCGATAATAGTTTAATACATATAACAGGAACATCTGCATTACGTTCTTATACTGGAGATTCAAGCACACAGTGGAGTTTTGGACATCATAATGAAAACCCTAATATGACTTTAGGAAATACTGATATGATAATTTCAGGTGGGGCTGCAAGTATTAAAATGCCATCAACAGCAAATGACTTTGCACGAACTGTATTAGTTTCTGGTTCAGGGGCTCAGAAGATTAATTCAGGTGTTGGATTTTGTCCACAGAATTTAATAGTTGCTTCAGAAGTAGATACTCACGGTTCAAATAATAATAAAATAGATACAACAAACCTTACAATACCGACAGGAGGAACTCTTACAGCTAATGCAAGTACACTTACAGTAGCAGGAGATTTTACTACCAGTGGTGGTCTGCTTGGCGCAAGTTGTCTTGATTTGGAAGCAGGAACTAAAGAGTTTGTTTCAGTGGCCGTTGATGCTTCATCTAAAAATCAGCACTTAAAAGGGGCACACACTTCAGGTAATGCAACGTATGAATGTTGGTTAAAAGCAGAATCAGATGGAGGCCCTATGACTCCATTTATGAAAGGTAGCGAGTTTGCAATAAGGATTGATATTGGTGGTCAAATTGCTGCTGCTACTGGGTCAGATTATAATTGGAGAAATATTGGTTCAAGTCTCGGCACTCATATTACAGTTGGTAAATGGCATCATTTGGCGATGACTGTAGAGCCAACAACAGTAGATGGAACTGCTCGTGCAATATGGACAATATATATTGATGGTAAAGCAAAAGCAGCCTACACTACAACTACTGGAGGTAGCACTTGGAGTGGCAATAATAATTATGTATTTATTGGAAGATATAGTGATGCCACGTCTGGAGCAGGAAGTCAGTATTGGGATGGTAATATAGAAAACTTTAGAATGTGGAATACGAAACGAACCCCTGCACAGATTAGAGAAAGTATGTTTACTGCCGAATATGCAGATGGAACATCAGGACTTGTAGAACAATGGTTGTTTAATGAAGGAACGGGAACTACCGTAGCAGGAACAAACCCAACAAGTGCAGGAACTTATGAAGCAGGAGCAGGAAAATATTGGGATGGTGATTCGGAAGAAAACTGGACAGGTAGTGATGCAGGAGGTTGGGCAGGAGCAGGAGGATATGATGGAGATTCATCAGAACTTGTAATGACAGGTTCAGGTGCAAAAATAAATTATTTAGCAGATGATGAATTTGGTAAACTTTCAATAACAGGAACAGTTAGTCTTAATGGTGTAGATTCTTCAAGTGCTGCATTATTGTTAAGAGGTAATTTAAATTTTACAGGTAGTGCAAGTGGAACCTTAGCTTCTACTGGTACTGAGCATATTGTATTAGACCAGACTTGGAAAAACAATGGCCGAGTTATTGGGTTTCATGGTAGTGGAAATCATATAGCAAATCTTAGTAAGCTAAGAACTACTCATACTTCTGGAAATATTGATATTCCAGCTTGTACAACAAAACGCATATTTTCTGATGGTAATGGGACAACCAAAGCAACAGGAGACCTTACAATTACAACAGAGTTAGAAGTAAACAGTGGGTCAACCTTCAATGGTCAAAATTATGCACATACAATAGAATTAATTGATAATCAAGGAGCCATTGCTCAAAATGGAGGCTCAATTACCATCACTTCAAGAATTGATGGAAGTACTACTGCTTCTTGGGATTTACAAAATTGCACAATAACTGGAACAAGTGGAGCAAATTGGTTCCGTGTAGCCCATGAATCAGATTGTGAATTAGTTGGTGGAACATTTGATGGGTTCTTGATAAAAAATCATGGTTATGGTGCAGGAGGAGGAAGTGGTATTACTG